AGTTTGAAGTCTATGTTGTGTAGTAGATCATGCAGTATGATGACTGCTAGCTTCATTACCACAGCACCCGCGCCCTGAAGCAGGGTGTTTAACGCCGCGTGTTCAGATCTTACTCGTATCCTCCTTCCATCTAGACCCTTAACAAATCCACTACTAGCCTCGTTAGCAACAGTAGCCTTGAGATCCCTGAGAGAGCCAACACGCGACAGGAACTTTTTCCTAACGGATTGTCCTGCACTTCTCTTAACACCCTCTGAACAGTTCTCTCCACGAACAATAGCACCTATCTTTACATCACCCGCACCGTACAAGAAGGCGTAGATGAACGTCTTTGCCTGTGCCCTTGTCTCAAGTCCTGCTAGTTCTTGGTTCAATGTATGTATGTCACCTTCTAAAAGTTCCTTAGTGTAATCAGCACTGTTCATGTAGTGAGCAAGCATACGTAACTCAAGACCACTAGCGTCAGCGCCTACAAGTACCTTACCTTCAGGTACTTTAAACAAAGCCCTGCACTTATCACCGTACTCAGAATTAACTGATGGAACTTGTGCCATGTTTGGGTTAGAGTGGGACATCCTGCCTGTTACAGCACCGATGTGTCTTACTCTGCCGTGTATACGGCCATCCTCCTCAACAGCATTAATCCATGAGTCTACCTGTGACGCACGTTTCTGACAAAGAAGATACCTAAGTATTATCTTTGCCTCCGGTATGTCTTGCTTCTTGAGAGTAGCCTCGTCCACCTTTGGTTTACCAGATGGTGTTGACTCTGTCCACACAGCACCCTTATCAGACAGCCTTTCTGCTATCTGCTGGCGAGACCCTACATTGAACTCAGTGATCTTGTCCTTGAGTCTTTTACCTGTCTTCTCGCTGTACCTCTCTTGCACTATAGGTGGGAACACTTCCTGTAGGTCTTTCTCAATGCGTTTCATACGGGTTGTTAGTTCTTCATACAGATCCGCCGCACCTGCCTTGTCAAAACAAAAACCATTTTCCTCCTGCTGTTTACAGATTACGGCAATGTTGTGCTCTAGTTGTATGCAGTGGTTAGAGAAGCCAAGCATCTCTAGCTGATTGCGTAATGCGAAATACAGCTTCTCTGTCACATCAACATCCCGCTTACAGTACGTGATCATCTCGTCTGATAGTTTAGACCAGTCACTGTGGTCTCCTTTAGGAAAACCTAGCTTATGACCCCATGATGCAAGACTATGTCCGCCCTCAACGTCAGCATTAAATAACCTAGACAATACCAACGTATCCACTACACGATCTTGAAAGACAGTGATACCCCAGAGATCACGAAGCACAGGTAGGTCATACCCTATGACGTTGTGACCACATACATGACCACCTTTATTTAACTCCAGTAACAACGTGTCACTAGATGTATGGACTAAGTGATCCTCGTTTGGGCGTTTCGTAACGGCGCAATGAATCGTAGTAGGTTTCAAGCCATCCGCCTCTAGATCCAAGAACACTATATTCGAAGTAGGCAGTGTCTCGGCTGTCTTCTTCTGTTCCTTGTCTACCATTCTCCATCATCTCCATAGTCTCTTGCTGTGAAATAATCCACTGACCCATCTTGGACATTCTCTTCCTCCAAATCGCTAAGGCTAGCAAAGTTAATGTTACCTTCTGCAAATACCTCACTGTCTGAAAGATACCTACAGCACTCGTTACACAAGTCTACAAACTGATGCGATACACTGAACTTCTTAGTTAGTTCGTAGTCGTTGAGTATCTTGTCACATGCACGACACCTCACGACATTATCTCCGTCAGTCTGCCTGTATCCTTATTATACATCAATGAACAAGCAGGTCCAGTCTGTCCACTATACCTGTTCTTAAGTACCCTGATATTGGTTGTATTGCGCACCATAATGTCTTCAGCCTGTGCATTACGTTCTAAACCTAGGACTATGTCAGATAGCTGTGCAATAGCCGCACTGCCACGTAGCTGACCTAGGCTTGTATATGCCCCGTCTTCATGTCCCTTTCCTTCCGGCCTCTTTAGGTGTGAGACAACAAACATACTAATGTGCATCTCTTGGCAGAACATACGTAGCTTGGTCATTATCTCGTCCAATGCCTTGCGTTCGTCATTGTTCTCTTGATCAGAGACTAAGATAGATATGTGGTCAAGCACAATAGTCTTAACTCCCAGCACCTTGACCTGATACCTGAACCTAGCTAGCACATTCTCTATCTGATTAGATCCCCACGTATCCCATAGCACGACACGATCATCTAGGTTCAACGTGTCGAACACACGGTCCACCTCTTCAGGTGAGTAGTCACAGGAAGGTATGTGTATTGGCTTGTTTAGTTGTAGTCCTATTAGACCACGCGCTGTTCTGTCAGGTATCTCTTCTAGAAAAGCAAGACCTATCCTGTCTGTTGTCTGGCTAAGAATAGAAAATACCAACTCCCGCATGAACGTAGATTTACCTAGACCAGAGCCAGCACATATAGTCACTAGCTCTGTGGGTCTAATGCCGAAGGTCATGTCGTCTAGTCCCTTGTAAGGATACCGTAACTCAGCCTCTTCGAGTGGCTTCTTCAGTGCCTCACGTAGCTCACCGATCATTGTCATTCCGTCAGGCGTATATGTCTTAGCCGCCCACCACCTCTTAATGAAGTCATCCTTATCACCAGAACACAGATAGTCGCATGCGTCTTTGTGCTTGCCATGTTGGTATATACGTGCCTTGCCACCGAATATGTCGGCACACTCTACAGCGGCACTGGAACCTTGATCATCGTTGTCGAAACAAAAGATGATGTGATCGAAGTTATCGAGAAAGTCGAACGCCTTACGACAATCTGCCGCCGCACCATGAGCGCCATTACGGATAGACACAACAGGGTACTTACCACCAAACATCTGATACGCGGCGAGTGCATCGAACTCACCCTCGACAACGGTTATGTACTGACCACCCTGTGGGAACAGGTGCTGACCAAACAGTGCGGCCTTCTTCCAGTCACCTGAGATGCTGAACTTCTTGTCAGGTGTCCTAGTTTTAACTGCAGTTAACAAACCATTCTCAGTGTGATAACCGAAGTACACGTTGCCTGCCTTCTGTGCTACCTGAAATGCCGCCATCGTCTGCGCGGTAAGACAACGATCCTGATACCCCTTGAATGGCTCTGAGAACAACGATCTATCTAGGCCACCCGCTGGTACTACTTTCTCCCTAAAATCGCTGATTTGCTCGCTCCCCGACGCGCTAGGGGTATATTTAGCACACGCGAAGCAGTACGAGGATCCATCATCATTGTAAGACAACGCATCACTAGAACCACAATCATCACACCTCTGGTGTAGTTTGACAAAAGCCATCAGTGAATCTCCATTTTGCTTGGCTTGATTAAGTCTGAGTAGATAGAATCAATAGCTTGATCATCTAGCTCAGCCAGTTTTAACACAAAGTAAGTCTTCACGATACTTGCAGCTTCTGTCAATGTAGTAAGAGCTACTTCTCGTTCGGCTATCTCTTTGATCTTTTGACTTCTATTCATATTAAATCCTTATTCTATGTACTAATACTAGTATTAATACATAGACTATATAACTATATAGTATAGTATACCACAAGTAAAAGAAAAAGGATAATTTGTATTTGGATTTTAAAAAAGATGAAAACTCTAATATATATATTAGAGAATCCATCCTTTTAAATCCTTTTCCTTCTCCATCTACCAACAGCATCTAACTCTAAACCGAACTCGGGGAGAGCTGTTTTTAGGCACGTTCTGTCTACCCCATGTCTACCTACTAGGTGCATGTCGAACGCCTCTGTTGAGGCGAATACCCGATGGCAGGATGGACATAAACACTCGCTTTCACCTTTAGGTTTGTACGAACGGTCTCTGATCTCTTGCACCATACTTCCTTGCGTGTTTTTTACGGTCACGGTGTGGACCTCCTTTGTGTTTGTTGTGTTTAGCAACTAGGTTATGTCTTCGAACGTAACGGCTTGTGTTCCTCGCCATAGTATTCCTCGTGTGTCTCCTGTAGTAAATGGTAAAACTTGTTCAGCTTACCGGATAAACGCAACTTATGTAGGGCTTCTCGCTCTATCTGACTAACTCGATGACGAGAAAGACCTAGCTTCTCACCTATTTCACTGTGCGTCATGTAGTACTTCACGATACATCTTTCTCCTCTACCTTCCACTCCCGATGTGGGAACTCGTTTTCTAGCTCCTTCATCAGGGCAAGAGCTTGATTGTAGTAACTCGCAGCCCATGTATAAGGCGATTCAGTTTGACCCTTGTAGGTCACTAGCCAAATTGTTGCACTCATACTTCAGTATCCGCCCACAGATCTTTGTCTGTGTCTACTATCATGGCCTCATAACTCTCGTAATCTTCAAGCCGTTGCCCAAACAGAAATGATTTAGCGGCTTCCTCGATATTGAAGTACTTCTCGTCCGGATTGTGGGACACATTGACACGGTAAGTCATCACTAACTCTACCGAACTTACGGTAACGGATATTTCGTCGAGGTAACCGGCTAGATAGTTAGCGGCTTGGTCTAAAGCACAGGTATTACCGTACACTCCGATGTAGTCATCAAGTAGCTGGATGATACGCTGGATATCTTTTACTTTGTCGTCAGTCATTGGTTTTCTCCTTTGATGTAGAACCAGAACAATATTATTAAACCACACACACAATACAAAATCAAGTCGTCTGTCATTTCACATGCTCCACGATAACTTTTTCTGTATCGAACTTGTAGCACAGAAGGCAGTCAATACACTTCTGCCCAGTGCAATTAGCCTCACCCGCGTACTTCTCGGTGACGTTGTTGAACACACGATGGAACCCGCGTGGTGGCACAGTCATAACACGATCCACTGCTGGATTGCTGTACACCAATATCATGTTAGGTGGTACATGGTCAATGTTTTGACGCACTATACGGGTGCGCTTAGTCCACAACACGAAGGTACGATCAGGATCAGATGCAGCGATAGCACACAGATTAATGAAGTGATTCTCGTTGATTAACTCACCATGACCGTTGTACCGGACATACGGAGACTTGAATTTGATTTTGTCAATAGGAACATCGCTAGCAAGAATGTCACTATTACGTTGAAAAGAGTCTTGACAATTCTTACGGTACGTGTTGAGCATATACATACTGTAGCAATAAGTACAAATACTATTAGGATTCTGTAGTGAATGAGCCTTGTTACAGAACTCATTCGTTACAGTGTTAGTGTTGATTGCATCTATGCCCTCTAGTTTACCGGACATTTTAGATACGGACGGTTTCATGTCATTCCTCCAGATCCCAATGCTTGTGTTCGAAGTTAAAGACTACATTAGAGTAGTCCCACCTAGCAAGCCACGCACCAACCTCATCTGGCATTACGTAGCAACTATCGTAGTCAGTGACCTTTTTACCCTCAAGCCACACACAACACGAGTCATCCTCGCCTAATTCATCGTGCTCGAAGTACAAACCATAGTCGGTTTTGTACACGGTGTACGGATGAGACCTACCCAATACTTCGATATAAGACATTAGTCGAACCTCGCTATCATACTGTTACCTTCTGCATCCACCAGCGCAGTGATGGAGTACACGTAAAACAACATGGTGATGTCACCACACGCAATAGAAACAAGAGGATCAAGTGGTTCATCCTCTTCGTAGGCGCTGATATAGCGACCATCTACTATCTCACCACCAAACGGGTGCATGAATCCACCATACCCGTAGAGATCATCCATTGAGTCAGCCACCTCTTTAAGTGTGGGCGGCTTAGGCCAGTTCTTAACGGCAGACTCCAAGAAGAAGTAAGGGACAAGGCCAGCCGAAGCTAGCCCTCCCACCTTATGCTCGATAACTTCAGCACAGGTTTTACTCATTATCTAACTCCTCACGCGCTCTGTTTAACGCATCCTCATTTGCGAAGAATACGAAGTCACGGTCTAGTATCTGAACTTGCATCCTAGGCGCGTCTTCACCATACAAACAGCATCTACCATCAAAGTACCTCTCGTTAACAGACTTGAGTTTACTGAGCAGCCTATCTATCTCCAACACGATAGATACATCACCCATGAAACGAGCGCCATAACCTATGGTCAGCATAGCTGTCCGATCTGTCGTTTTACGATCTGTCATTTTGCACCTCACTCTACTTTAGCAATAAGACCATTGTCCATGGTCACCTTAGCAAAGAACTCTCGCCCTTTACCTGTTATGTGCGGTCTGTTTGCACCATACAGCACACCATCGAGTCTGTATTCATCACCAAACAAGCTGGTTTCGATATAGCGCAAAGGCCGACCCACGTTCTCTTTGAGCACTTTCTTGCTCGGGTAGTTAAACACTATCATTTATAGATCCTCCAATTGGAACAGAATAAAAACACCAACAACAAGACTGATTAAAAACACTGTGAATATCATTGTTAACTCCAGTTAACATTGCACCATACTGGCAACGCACCACACTATGATTCAGAAGTACACCACCATTTAAGTAGTATGACAGATAACGGTTTAAATGTCAAGCGCAAAAAAGGGACCACCGAAGCGGTCCCATTGGTTAGATCATAGGCTTAGCGTTTTCAGATATTCCGAAATTTCATCGTTGGTATAGCCATGCTCGTGGGCTTGCTGAATGAAGCCAGCGAATAGCTTGCCCAGTGTGCTTTTGTCTGCCTCGGTGGGTTCGGTCGTTTCTGGATCATGCTCAGTGTCGTTTTCGGTATCTAGTGCCTCCGCCTTCGCATTGGGTGACAGTGCCTCGTAG